CAGAGGGAGGCCATCCGCGGGGCGAGCTGCGCAAAGGCCGGGTATGCCACCCGGCCGTTGGCGTTGTAGGCCGGCAGCTGGCGGCGGGTGCGGCGGGTCACGGAATGGGACCCGCCCGTGCGGGTGTTTTTCCGGGAGTAGGTCTTGGTCTTTTCCCGGTCCTTGGTGCCGAACTCTTCGGCCCGGTAGAGGTCCACCGGGGCCACCCCGCCAGAGAGTTTCCGGGTCGAGTTGCCGGCCTTCGCCGCGGGCGGATTCCCGGCGGCTATCCGGGTGCCCGGGACAATGACCGTCTTGGACATGGGGGCGTCCGACTTGGCCTTGACAAGTTCCTGCCAGGCCGGATTCATGGTGTCCCGGGTAGCGGCGTTAATGTCCCGGCGGAGGTCCTTGTCCATGAGGCGCAAGGCCAGAACTACGGCTTGCAACTCCCGCGAGGAACCAACGGACACTACCCGGACCACCACGGGGTTAGACCGTGGCCGGGGTGATAACGGGCTTGCCGTTCACGGCCAGGGACGCGGACGCGGACAGCACACCCACCCCGCCGCCCATCTCCGCGGGCGCCGGCACAATGGTGGCGGTAATGACGGCGCCGCCGGCCTCCACCCCGCGCGGCTTGAACACGGCCACCACCGGGGCGGTGCCGTCGTAGAGCTTCATGTAGAGGGAGTCCACTTTGAAGTCCTGCTCCAGGTTGAACGTGCAGGTCCAGTCTTCGGTGGATTCACTCTTGGCCACGCCGTTGATCGGCTTCCAGGTCGCGGCGGATACGTTCGGGGTGAACTTGACGTTATCGACTTCACCGGAGTGGTCGTCCCCGTCGATGGTCAGGGTCGCATTTTTAAGGAACAACGGGCTCTCCTAGGTAGTTTTTGGTGGTGGCCGTGAGGGTGATTTCCCAGCCGGTGAAGTTCGCATACGGGGACCGTTCCGCGGTGGCCCAGTCCAGGCTGTTCATTTGCTCCACCAGCGCCAGGACGTTTTCCAGCGCCGTGTCCGCGGCGTCTTCGGCTTCCACCCCGAGGGTTTCCGGGACCAGCACGTGGAGCGTGACCTCATGGCCCAGGTGGGACAGTGCGGCCTTGGACAGCTTGGAGCGGTGGATCATCACCACGGGGACCGCGATATTATCCAGCGCCTTGACGTAGTCCTGGACGCGGTAGGTGTCCGGGAGGTTGGCCCGGAGCACGTCCCCGATGTCGGACCGGAGACTCACCTCAGCCCGCCGAACGGGCGTTTGGGCCGGAGCAGTTGGCGGATACGGGCGTCCAGCGGATAGACCGCCACACTGAACCCGTCGCCGTTGAACGTCTCCCCCGGGCTTTGGCGCTGCATGGCCCAGAGCGCGCGGGCCTGCAGGATCTGGGCCATGGCGTAGCGGGCCGGTGGATCACCCGCCGTCCCGTCCTCCAGGGACGGGACGGCGGGGGCGTAGGCCGCACACGATTCGTGCGCGACGGCCAGCAGGGTGGCCAGGGTGGCGGGCTCCATCATCACGGCGTCGGGCCATTGGTCCTCCACCGTGTCCGGGTCCACCCACCCGATGAGTGCGGCCATGGTTACGGGGTGATGATGTCCACGACGGACACCAGGGCGCGGGCGTCCCGGACCCATGCGCCGTTGTAGCCGTAGACGCCTTCATCCGTGGCGGCGTGGCTGACGTCGAGCGCGGAGACCCGGATCAGGCCCGGGAGTTCCTGGAGTTCCGCGGCAGACTTCGAGCCGACGATCACGGCGCCGTTGACCGGGATGGGGCGGAACTGGAAGGAGTTGACCTGCCCGGATTCCCAGCCGAGGGAGGCGTTCAGGAACGCGAGTTTGTCCTTGTCCGTGGTCAGCAGCATCTCCCGGTACAGGTCCGCGCCGATCAGGGCATAGTCCGGCTGGTATTCGGTCCAGATGTTCAGGACGCCGTCCACCAGCTTGGACCAGCCCTCCGCCACACCGGCCACCGCGGCGCCCGCCACAATTTCGGTGGCGCCGTCCACCAGCGTGGCAAGGGCCTTGGCGTCGGTCTTGCGGTCGTAGTCAGCGGCGGATTCGCGGAGGTAGCCGGACCAGAACCCGGCGTCCGGGAAATCGTGGTGGATGCGGTCCACCTTGTTGCCGCCGGCCACCCGGCCGGCGGTGAAGTTGACTTCCTCGATTTCGACCGCGTTGGACGGAATCTCCGCAAAGTTTCCGGCGTACTCATCCACGATCGGGGTCTTGCCGGTCTTGAAGCGCCAGCCCTTGACCTTCTGCGAGGTCAGCGAGTTGTTGATCATCAGGTCCGTGTAGCGGCGGGTGTAGGGCTTCTGGGCGTTGATTTCACCCACCCATGCCGGCTGGGAGTAGACGTCAAAGTTCGTGGCCTTGGACACGGTGGAGAACGCGGCCAGGACGGCGGGGTCCTCCTGGTTGGCCAGGGCGGCGAACAGGGCACCCGCGGACAGGTCCGGGGCCGTGGTGGCGGCGGTGTGCTGGTTGGCGAGCAGGGGCGGGACGGCGGGCTTGGACATGGGTTCCTTTACGGTGTGGGATGCGAACGCGGGGGCGGCGTCAGCGGGCTGGGCGTCGGGATTGTCGAGCGGTGTAAGTGCGGCCTGGGCGGCGGCGATAGCTTCGGCGGCGGCGGCGAGGGCGTCGGCCAGTTCGGTATCCGAACCGGCGTCGGCAGCGGTCACGAGCTGCGCGGAGGCGTAGGCCGGCTTGACCACGGCGCCGGCCCCGGTCAGCTCCCCGGCGAGCAGTTCGCCGTTGCGGATCACGGGGGACCCGAGTTCCACAGAGATACCGGTACGGAGGCCGGCGCGGGCCTCTTCGCGCCAGTCCCGGCCGGCCGTGGTATCTGCCGGCATGAACGTGGCATAGACCCCGTCGGCGCGTTCCTCAATGGCCCGGGCCTTGCCCAGCGGGCGTTTGAACTCGTGCTCGAAGTTGGCATGGACGGTGGACGGGTCGGCCGGCAGCTTGACGCGGCCGGGGCCGGGAACGGTCAGCTTGCCCTTATTGGTGGACCCGGGCTCCCCGAACGGCAGCAGCTTGAACGACAGGCTCCCATCATCATTCGCGGCGTGCAGGTCACCATAGAGGCGGATAGGTTCGGTCATGCGGGGATAGCTCCATTCGATACGGGGTCCGCGGTTGCGGTCCCGACGTTGCCGGTGGCGGGGGCGAGGCCGTCAAAGGACGGGGCGTTGAAGGACACGGTCACGCCCTCCGGGGTGACGTCGTCCTGGGAGAGGCGGGACTCAATGGCCCGGGTGAACAGCGAGACCGAGAGCGTCAGGAACTCGTTCGCATTCTGGAGCGTGTTCGAATACTGGTCGGTGGTCCCGGAGTTGCCGTCCAGCATCGCCGCGGGCAGGTTGGTGAAGTTGGCCGCGTCCAGACGGGCCGCGTTCCGGGCGTCAATGAGCATGGCAGAATCGTCCTTGTCCGCGCCCGGGGTGACGATGTCAATGCCCGGGGGGATAAACACGGTTGCCCCGCCCTTGGACGTGCGGGCCGCGGCCCATTCCTCCAGCGCCTTATCGGTCTCGTCATCCGTGGCCACCATGTCGTCCGTGACCTTCACACCCACCATGGGGGTAGGGTTCGCGGCCCGGTCCTCAATGGTCCGGCCCATGGAGAGGTAATGGCGGACGGTGCCCTGGGCGAAGTCGAGGAATCCCATTTGCTTGAAGCTGGGAATAAACAGGACTTCGTCCTGGTTGACCGTCCGGCCCTCCACCCGGATATTCCCGTCAAAGTCAAAGTCCCAGAGGTGCTGGGGAATGTGCACGCCGTTGGAGACGTGGCCGTTCGCGTCCCGGGCCACGGCCAGACAGGACCAGCGGTACCAAAACAGGTCAAAGAAAATCTGTACGTTGCGGTGGGCCGGCGACAACGGCCCGTCCGTCCAGTTCAGCCACCGGGTGGACTCGGTTTCCACCGAGGCAGACAACGTCATCTGCGAGACCGCGGCGGTGTAGAGGTCCACGGCGCGGGACACGGCCGGCACGGAGAGCGCCTGACCGACCGAGACCGGGCCTTCAAGGCCCACGGTATCCACGCCGTAGATGGCGGCGAGGCCGGCGGAAGAATCAGGGGAACGGAGGACCGAGCCCTGGGCGACAGACTGAACCAGCCCGGAACGTTCCGGTCCGTTCAACATGTCTTGAATCCGGCTTACGAGTCCCAAACGTTCATCCTCAGCTAGTCGTTCATTGTGCGTTCGTGGAAGATCACACCACACAAAAGACCCCCGGCCACCCGCAAAGACGGGGACCGGGGGTCATGACTTGAACTACTGCGCCCGATGGCGGGCAATGGCGGGCGATGTCGTCAGCCGATCACGGCCGCGGCCCTCACCCGTTTGGACTTCTCACGGCGTCCCAGCGACATACCAAACCCAATGGACAGGCCCACAATTCCGGACACGTCCACCGAGGCATTCTTCCGCCCGAACAACCGGGACTCCCCGGAGTAGCGCCACGTCACGTTTTCGGCAGCGTTCGTCATGGACGCGGAGGAATGGACGTGGGCGGTGCCGTTCGCCAGGGCGTTATTCAACATGGCGGCGCCCGCGGCAACTTCCTTCATGGTCACCGGCCGCAGCGCTGCGGGCTTGAACGTGGGGACCCGCTGGAGCGCCAGGGCAACGGCAGAGTTCGCGCCGATCGCGTCATAGTGAATCCTCACCCGCGGGTGTGCCTTCTGCGCCCGGGTCAGTTCGGCCGGCAGCCAGTCCGTCCCGGGCCTAAAATCCATCATCTGCCCGTGGGGCTCCCCGTCAGCGTCAACCCAGGTGGCCAGCAGCGAGGCATACAGGCTATGGATATGGCACTCAAACGTCAGGTCAAAGTCCTGCCCGTCAAACGGGATGGGGTCCTCCTGGGCGTCCCCCCACTCTTCGGCGTTGATAGCCGAGGTCGCCGAATCCGCCGGCCAGACACACAGGTACTCCCGGGCGAACTGCGCCGGCCCCAGCTTTTCGAGGTTGCGCTGGACCTTGGCAAGTTCGGTCAGTCCACAGGCCAGCCCGGGGTGTGTCAGCCACCAGACAGCTTCGTCCAGAATGTCGTCGGATTCGAGGGCGCAAAAGTCCACGATCCCGTACGCGGCCGGGTTGTTCCGGCCCCGCGCCAGGGCGTCCCAGAACACGCCGGCCCGGACCAGCCCGGGGGTCCCGGAGATGATGATCTGTCCCAGCGGGCGGGTGTCCATGAGCGGGAACGCGCCGGCTACCAGGTCCTCTGATTTCTCCGGGTCCAGTTCGCCGGCCTCATCAAACCACATCACATCGGCAGCTTCACCGCGGAACGCACCCGATTCGGGCTTGACTACCCACCACTTCGAGCCGTTAAACCACTCGATATACTCCCGGCCCTGCGAGCGGTAGACCTGCTTTATCCCCCAGTCCGCCCACTCCGCGCCCTCCCGGCGGAGCTGGGCCTCCATCATCCGGACCATGTTCATGAAGAACTGGGACGCGCGGGTGCCGTCCTGCGCGGTGGACACCGCACGGTAGCCGGGGATGGACTCACACCGGCCCAGAATGACCATCTGGACCGTGGTCGTTTTGGTCGAGCGCCGCGGGATCTCCACCGTGGCCTCTTCATACAGCGGCCGGAACAGGCCCGTGACCGGGTCACACCGGGTTGACTTGGACTCCAGCATCGCCGCAATGTGCACGCCCTGCGGGGTGAGCGGAAGACCCATCCGCGAGGCGCCCAGGGAGGCCGCGGAAATGTCCGTCCCAGCAGGGACCGGGGACAGCCACCGAGGCGCCGCGTTGAACGTCAGGCCCGCGTCACGGTAGACCTGGTCCACGGCCTCCGCTATCGCGGCCTCATAATCCGCCGGCAGCGTTGCCAGCGTCACGCGGTGACCCTCACGCGGGCCGCGGAATTAAACCCGGCGGCGGACGCCTTAGCTTCGAGCAGCGGCCCCCACTGGTCGGCCATGGCCTGGGCGAGGCCCGGGAAGGTCCGGGACCGTTCCTTCCACCGGGTAGGCGAGGGCGGGAGGTGGTGGACCCGCTGGAAGACCTTCGCCGGCAGCGTGCGGCCGTAGGCCTCCACCTTCGCGGCGTCCGCGTGCGGGACCAGGGGAGGCAGATTCTTAAGCCGTAGGCCAGTGGCCTTGGACTCCGGGGTCCCGAACTGGTAGGGCTGGACAAACTGGTCAGCCACCCCGCCCACCAGCTTGGCCGCACGGCCGTTCATCACGGGATTCTCCAGCGCGATATGGGGGACGTCAGCGTTCCACAGCATGTTGAAAAACGCGGCGCCCTCCGCTTGCTCTGTCCAGCGTTCCTCATTGCGGACGTAGCCCAGGGCGATATTCTCAGCCTTTGTCTTGCCGGTGTAGAGGTGCCGGTTCGCGGAGTTCGTCAGCGCGGTGCATGGCGGGTGTCCCACCATCAGGTCCCACGATTCGGTCAGCAGGTCCCGGACGTCGCCCTGGTAGTGGAACAGGGACGGGCGCTCTGACTCCAGCAGGTCACAGGACCACGCTTCCCAGCCGCGGGCGGCAAACGCATCCCGGACCAAACCGGAATATTCACAGGCAACTAAAACACGCAATGGTTTTCTCTTTCATTCAAAGGGGGGAGGGGGTGGTACTCGCACGCACAAAGGGAGCGGACGGGGACCGTGGGCTGTCAGGCCCGTGGCAAAAACTCCCCGGATTCGGCGAGGGCGTCTAGTAAGTCTTTGATTGTGTCGTTGCCAAGGTCGAACAGCTGCGCCCGGATCTTCCCCTCCTCGACGAGGCTGACCGGACGGGGAGCAGGGCAGCAGGAGCAGACCGGCGGGTAGTCAGCCGTCCCGCCCATCATGCCGCGGCCGTGTCATGCAGGACGGTAACGGGTCCGTGGTAGAGGATGCCCTCTGAATCCTCCAGGTGATTCATGCCGCCGGGGCGCCACTCGTTGCGGGTCCCGTCCAGCCGGTGACGTTCGCAGACGTAGGGAGTCCCATAGGCATCCAGGACAACCGAGTGAAAGCCCAGCACGTCCATTTCACTAGCAGTGCCTATTGTCCGCTTGTGCATTACCACCATTTGACTGTCCGTTCTCTGTGTGAGTTGTTCTCTTGCTTGTGACCGTTTGTCATGCGGGCGCCGATCTTCCCGCCGGCCGAGGTGTTGCATTTGGCGTGGGCCGGGCCGAGGTTGCCGGCGTCGGCCTTGCCACCGAACGTGTCTTCCAGGATGTGGTCCGCGTGCCAGTCCATGTCCGCGGTCACGATGTTCCCGCACCGGGTACAGGCCGCGGGGAGCATGGGGGCGACAATGGCCCGGGCCTTCCGGGAGTCGTTGCCTCCCCAGCGGCGAGCTTTGCCACCCTGGGGACGTTCGGGGGTGTCTACGTGGAACAGTTCCCCCTGCATCATGTCCGGGACGTTCCTAGGGCGTGCCACGCCTTCCATGCGGCCCGTTCCTGCATCCCGGCCGCGGATAGCTGGACTATGGCGTCCTGGAGCGCCCGGCGGGCCCTATCGGCCTGCTTCCCGGGGACCGCGGCCCGCCATGCGGTCCGGCGCCGGACCACCATGGAGTCGTAGGCGTCTTTGACCCGTTCGGACTCCTGCCAGCGTGCCCGGGCGACGTCAAGCGCGGAGAGCGGTTGCGTGGTCATTTGCGGTCCATCCGGAACGTGTGCGGGAGGCGGGCCAGCATGAACATGGCCAGGGCAAGGACGGCGATAGCCATTAGCGTGTCCTCCGGTTCATCAGCAGTACCCCGATGCCCAGAAGGACGATGCATATGGATTGAATGAAATCGATCATGACCGCCCCGCCATGACGTCGGCGGCGAGGCGTGCCCAGGCGGCGTCATTCTTGTGCCGCTTCGCCGCGGCCCGTGCCAGCCCGTCCCCGTCCACCGGGACGGCGTAGTCCTCATAGTGGCCGGCCGCGTGCTGGAGGTCCCAGGCGTTCATATTCCAGAGAATGCCCATGCTGTAGACGGGATACAGAGGTGCCGGCCCCTTATGGTCAAGAGCTTCTTTTGTCTTTGGAGCCCGGTAGGCGTAGTCGGTCATTTGGTTTCCCCCTGGAATGGTTCGGTGATGGTGAAGCCCTTGGCCGCGAGGCGTGCCCGGGATGCTTCCCGGAGCGCCCGGACGGCGGCGTGGTCCACGTCTTCGGGGACCGGCGCCGCGGCGTGCGGTAAAGGATTAATTGGAGGGTTCTCGGTTTGGTGGACAGAGAGTCCGGTCGTTTGTCCGGTCGTTATGTCGTCAAAGTCCGGTCGTTCGGTGTTTTCTGGTGAGTTATCCACAGGGGTAACGGGTGGACTCTGTGTCCGGTCGTTGAATCTGCGGGTCCGTTTGGCCGGGTTAGCGGAGGGGACTTTGTTCAGTCCGCGGCCGTAGTCGATGTCCCCGCGGGTGTCCCGGTCAAAGATGAACCGGTAGCACTTCGGCCGCTGGTCGGGCCGGATCTTCGGGTGCCGGGCCACCACGGACTGGTCCCCGTACTCCAGCAGGCCTACGCCGATCAGGGTTTTGATGTGCCGGCGGATGGTCCGCTCAGAGAGGCCGGTGTCAGACTCCAGCGTGCCCAGGGACGGGTAGATGTCGTTACCCTCTTTGTCGGCGTAATTCGCCAGGATCAGCATGACAAACCGGGTCACGGACTCCAGTTCATAGTCCTTGCCCTTCCGCGTGGCCCAGACCATGGCCTCAATGCTCACGGGACCAGCACCCGGGTAAACAGGGCGTCGAGGTCTTCGGAGCGGAACCGGAGCCGGGCCCCGCGGGCCACGCTGGTCCGGTAGGCCGGCAGCTTGCCCGTGGCCACGTAGCGCTCCAGGGTCCGGATGCTGTAGCCGGTGCGGGCCTTCGCCTGGTGAATGTCGAGCCATATCATGCTGCGGCCCCCAGCGCCTCGATAGCGGCCTTATCGAAGACCAGTGCGCCGTTGGGTCCGTCGAGCTGGGCGAGGACGGGGAGGGTGCCGGCCTTGACCCGGCGGGACACGGTGCCGCGGTTCACGCCCAGGAGGGCACATACCGCCTTCGCACCGATGATGTTTGAGCGCCATACTATTTGTGGGGATTCGGCGGATGCCGGTTGCTTCGTCATGCAATGAGTGTCGTACATTGTGCGAGGAATTGCAAGCGTGTAAGTCCACCGGGCGCGGCGGTCGTTGCGGCGGGGCAGGTAATTGGCACCTGAAAAACAGGTATTCCACTTTTTCATTAGTTCCGCGTCAAGCATTGCGCGACGTTCGGACATGGTGCAATGCTTGACGCATGACTAGTGAAGAACTTGACTTTGACCTGGCGGACAGGATGCGCAAAGCCCTGCGGGTATCCGGGCTTTCCGTCCAGGACATGGCCGATTACTTGGGGGTGACACGGGGGACCGTGTCAACGTGGATTAACGGCCATATCCACCCGTCCACCCAAACGCTGAGGCTCTGGGCAGCGCGTACCGGCGTCCCGTACTCATGGCTGACCGGGTGCCCGGAAGAAGCCGACACGGGCGCCATACAGCTGGCGTGGGCCTCATGAGTCTTATGGTCGAATCAATCGCCCATGGCGAGCGGGCCCGGTACCTTGCCGCTATCGCCGTGCGGGACCTCCAGCACGGGCTGGAAGGGAGCGCCCGGAATGCTATGGACATGGTGGCAATGGAGCGCCATCTACAGTACGAAAAATGGGACACGGCACAGATAGCCTCAGCGGCGCTGAAAGAATGCTGGGAGCGGTATAGTTGGTTCCCGGTGAGGTACCGAAAGCAATGTGAGGTTTAGGCCGAATGTGCAGGACCCCCGCACGGTGTGAAACGTGCGGGGGTCCTTTTTTAGGTCCAGGGGACTTTCATGATGATGACCACGGCGAGCCCGGCCCCGGCGATCCACGGGCCGGCCACGGCAGCGGCGCGGGTAGCCCCGGCACCGGCCCGGGTCTCCAGCGCGGCCAGCCGGCGTTCATGGTCGGAGATGACCTGGTCTATCTTCCCGGTCAGTAAGGCCACCTGGACGGCTACGGGTGAGTGCTGGGCGTCCTCAGGGGGCGGCATCTTTCCCCTTCGGAGTGTTGGCCAGGGCGAGGCCGTTGGAGATGCCCAGGGCGGCGCCGGCCAGCACTACCCAGCCGCCGGCCTGCTCAACGGTCACAATGCCGTAGACCACGGCCAGCGCCGCGGCGGCTACCATGATGCCGTAGAGCCATGCCCGTGTTTTCGGGTCTTTGATGTTCATTTGCCGGCCTCCACTTCGCGGTTGTCCAGGATGACCCGGTCCGCGTTTTTGTTGTCCGTGGTCTGGGTGAAGACCTTGACGGAGTATTCGGAGTCCTCAACCTTCGCGGAGATCTCGTTAATGACGTTGGCCCGGGTGACGTTGTGGAACTGTTCATTCTGGGTCTGAATGATGGGGAACAGCCGGTCAGCCACGGCGTCCGCAATGGCTTTCAGGTCCTCTTTGTCTAGTGTTGCCATGACGTCTCCTAGGGTGTTAATGGTGGCGAAATACGGGTTGGGGTCCACCCGGCCGTAGGTGGCCGTGGTGAAGTCGAACGGGTAGGTAAGCAGTTCGAAGTGCAGGTGTTTTCCGGTGGACCGGCCGGTGGACCCGGTCACGGCGATCCTTTGGCCGGCCTGCACTATCTGGCCCGCCTTCACGGACCATGACTCCAGGTGTGAGTACGTGGTCACGTGCCCGCCGATATGGCCCAGCACGATCACGTTTCCCGCGCTGGAATCCACGGCGTCGGTACGGTCGAAATCCGGATTGAACCACCACGGATTAGGCCAGCCCAGCGCCCGGGAGTCCCCGGCGTACAGGACCGTGCCCACGGCCGCGGCGTAGACGTCCGGGAACACTTCACCGTTGCCGGTGTAGCCGTAGTCCTGCCCGGTGTGCGGGTCCCCGTCCGGCTGGATGTTCCCGTAGCGCTGCGTCTCCGGGCCGGCGTGCGGGCGGGTCAGGGTCAGCACTAGACGGCCACCGTGCTCAGGGCCCCGGCGTCACTGACCTTGATGCGGTATTTAGTGCCGTTCGGTGAGTTCAGAATGACGCCGTCCTTGGTCCATACCTCCAGCCAGCGCTTCCCGGAAGATCCGAGACTCTGAACCACATCCACGCCGGGGTTCATAGAGGTAGCCGAAAGGACCATTTGGTCCGTGCCGTCGATGCGTGCGCTGAGAGTCTTTGCTGTATGGCTAAGCAACAACCAGCTGTCCCGGCCGGTGGAGCCTGGGAACCGAATCACGGATGCCCCGGTGCCCATGGCCTCCTGTTCATGCTGGTCTGCCTCATAGCGGAAATAGTTACTGGTCGCGCCCGACGTATCTACGATCTGTAGCAACGGGTCGGTGAGAGTGCTGTAACCGATCCACTTTCCCAGGGTGAAGAAGTTTGCGATTGCACCCGCGCCGAACAGTTCCCACAGCTTGCCGGCGCAGTTGTACAGGGTGCTGACACGGACGTTATTGTCCCGGGAGCCCATGTAGCAGACGGTCGCTGTCGCAGGGACGTTGGAGACGGTGGCGTTTACGGTGAAGTATTTGCAGTTTGAGCCGATCCTGACGGCCTGCACGGCAGCGGCTGAACTGTTCAGGTCGATGGCCATGTCAACCTTGATGTCTTCGGCGTAGCCTGCCAGCAGCCCGTACTGGACGTTGGAGACACGGACCCCGGAGACGACACAGTTACGGGATATTTCGGTGGTGGTGTTCCCGAATGCCACCCCGGCAATGGCGCCGTCAACGGACCCGCCGAGGATGGAGCAGCGCAGTCCGGCGTTCTTGATCTGGAGCCCGTAGGACGGGGCGCCGGCCGGGTTCAGGGCGTAGACGTTGCAGTTCTCAATGCTGGAATCAATAGAGGACTCCAGCATGAAACCGTTATTGGCCAGCCCGTTGCCGAAAGCGTTGCAGTTCACAATGCGGTTGTACTGGGACGGGCCGGTGAAGCTGGGGTTATCCATCACCAGGATGGCGGTATCGGCGTAGTTTTTGACGTCGATGCCGCGGAACACGGTGTTGATGCAGTTCTGGGCGCTGATGCCGTGCCCGGTCCCGGTGCCGGCGGTGAGCCCGCCGTCAATGGTGAAGTTGAGGAAGTCGCACCCGTTCGCCTCCCGGAGGAAAAGCACGGACGTGGTCGGGACACCGCGGAACACGGTGGTGGCCCTGGAGCCGCCGTCAAAAGCGAAGCCCTTGGCGGGCCGGTCAATGCTGATGGTCGCGGAGAGCTTGAACGTCCCGGCCGCGGTGCCGCTGCGGCCGGCGGCGCCGAGGTAGGTAAAGAATGCCTGCACGGCAGCGGTCGAGTCCGTGACCCCGGACGGGTCAGCGCGCCAGGGGAAGTCAACGACGTTGACGGGCGCTTGGTCGGCCCGCACAAACGCCTTGTCCAGTTCATCAAACGTGGTACTTGCCTGGTTGGCCACCAGGTTCCGGACTGTAGCGTCCGATACGTCCCCCGGGGCCAGCCCGGCCAGCGTCTCCAGGCCTCCCACGCGGGCCTCATGCCCGGACAGGGTCGCGTCCTGCGCGGTGTTCTTGGCCTCCACCACGGACAGCCGGCCGTCCTGCGTGATGTTCTTGGCCTCCACCACCACCAGCCGGCCGTCCTGCTCTTCGGCCATGGCCTGAAGGTCGGTATTCCAGGATTCGAGGTCCCCCAGCCGGAGGTCCTGCGCGGCGTTCTTCGCGGTCGAGGTGGCGCCGCGGGCGTCCACTTCTGCCATGGTCGCGTCAATCTGGCGGGCCAGGACGTTAACCCGGTAGGGCACGTCGGCGGCGGCGGAGGACGGGATTTCGTCCCAGTCCTGGGTGGGGGTGGTAGCCATTGGTTATTCTCCGATTTTCATGGGCACGTTGAGCGCCTGACGGGTGGTGACGTTCATCGTTCCGGCCAGCGGGGCAAAGGTGACGGACCGGACCAGCACGGTTTCCGGCGGGCCGGTCGGCAGCTGGACGGTGATGGTGTGGGATGGCCTCAGCCAGTACGCGGCGTGCGCCTCCAGCAGCAGGGACCGGCCCCGGGTGGCGAGGTTCCCCAGCCGGGACGCGGCGGCCTTGTTCGCCGCGGCCTGGCTGATAGGCCCGGTCCGTTCGGTCGCGTCACCCATCCTGCCCGCGGTGGCCGGGGCGTAGGGTCCGGCGTTGATTTCGGCGTACCCGGACCGGAGCATGTCAGTGGTCCCGGACTTCCACCGGTAGGTAATCAGGCACGAGTTAGCGAACCCCTCCCGGGAGATCTGGGCGTCCGAACTGAACACGGTCCCGCCCTCCCCGGTGGCCAGGGTGTGCTGCACTGTCCCGGCGTCGGTCGTCCGGCCCACGATGATCCACCGGTTGCCGTCCGCGTAGACCCACGCGCCGGCCCGGGAAGCGGCCTCCGAAATCAGGGACCAGCAGTCCATCCCGGCCTCCACCGGAATGTCCGCCATGTCCGCCGCGGCGTACCCGGCCCCGTACGGGGAGGTGATTTCCGGGACCTCCGGGTACATCCCATACGTGGCGGCCCAGGTCACAAATTCGGTCAGCCCGGCCCGGTCCGGGACCCATGAGGCCCACGGCGAGAGGCGGGCGTCCTGGGTCAGGGACTCCCCCGACGATGCCGTCAGGGCCATGGTGTTATCCGGGCGCCGGACCGGCCGGAACCTCAGATAGAGTTCCGCGAGCGGCTGGATATCGGTGGTGTTGTCCGGGTAGGTGTAGCCGGCCTCCACCAGGATCTTGACCCGCTTTTGCGGGTCGAGCATGTCGAAGAGGTCTTCGTCGTAGCCGGCCGGGACCACGATGTCCGCCTGGATTTGCGGGGACCAGTCCTCCGCGAACGTCAGGGTGATGTCTTCGAGGTCCAGGACCCGGGGCGCGTAGGGGACCAGCACGGCGGTGGCGGTCACTTCGTGCCGGAGTGAGCCGGTCAGGTAGTCCGCGGCCACCGCGGAGTACAGCCCGGTCACGGGGTGTCCAGCAGCAGCGCGGTAAAGGTCGGGTAGGTGGCGGCGGTTTCGGCGAACGTGTCCCCGGTCAGGGCGAGGTCTTCGAACGTCCAGGTGCCGGGGTCCATGACCGGGCCGGCCGGGTAGGAGAGTTCGACGTAGGATACGGTCAGTTCCCACTTGCCGGTGCTGGGCACCACGGCGGAGGTCAGGGCGTGGAAGTACATGTCCATGCCGGAGTGTTCGGACTGGCGGAACATGACCGTCTTGCCCTGCTGGAAGAGGTTTTCGAGGTCCATCAGGTCCACGTGGCTGTCGCAGACAATGGCCAGGGTGCCGCGGCGGGTGCCCATTCTGGCCTGGACCACGATGGGGTCCGCCCGGCCCGGGACGTCATGGACGGTGGCGCGGGACTCCCGGGTGGCGGCGTAGTCGAAGACGGTGTCAACGCCCACCGTGATAAGCGGCAGTGCCGGGATGGTGAACCGGGGCCCCTGGGCGCCCATGGTCATCCATACCTCAGCGGTACCGTATGCCGTCTTGGCCCGGTACTGGACGTCCCCGGAGAGCGCCGGTTCATAGTCCATGAACGTCTGCGTGTCGGTGAAGGGCAGCGAGTCGGCCGGGAGTCGGACGGGGCGGGTGCCGTTCTTATCGGCCCGCATCAGTGAGATGACCGGGTTGTCCGTGGTGATGCTCAGGTAGGCGGCGCCGGGGACGGTGGACGGGGACGCGGTAATGGTGATGGTCATGGCGCGAGGGACACCCCGGTCCGCGGTGTCAGCGAGACGGGGACGGAACGGTTCGCCATGCGGGCGAGTACCCCCTGGAAGTAGGACTCCTGGAAGTCGGGCCGGAGCGGGATCACAATTTCCTTGGGCATGGTGGCTAGCTGGGCTTTGGTTTCTTCGATGTTGTGCGCCTTCACGTAGGTGTCCACGTTTTTGGGGACCAGCCCGTATTGGTCCGCGAGTTTGCCGGCGGCGTCCTTGGTCATGCCGGCGGCGATCGCGGCGTCAACGAATTTCTGCCGTCCCTCTTCGGTCTTCGCGGTAATGTCGGCGGTCGAGTCCCCGGCCGCTATCTGCGCATCCCGCAAATCGTTGGACGCGCCGGCCATGTCAATGAGGGTCTGCTGGTTGGCTTTGCCCACCGCGGTGTGCAGGTCCAGTCCCTTGCCGTTGGAGGCGATGTCTTTGGCGCCCTGGGCCATGGAGTCGTTGTAGGCGATTTCGGCGGTCACGGCGTCCATGGCGTTCCCGGCCGCGTCATCCAGCGCCCGGGCCTTGTCCTCCAGGGCCTTGACGTTCGCCTCTATCGCGGCGGTGGAATCGCCGGTCACGCCGGTTTCAATCTTCGCGATTTCCACCGCGTCCCCCACGGTCCGAATGTTCTTTTCGGCCTGGCCGCGGAGGTCGGAGAGCGCGTCCCGCTGCGTCTTCGCCGCCTGCGCGGAGGCGTCAAGCTGTTCTTCCCCGGACTGGCCGTAGGTGGTGCCGTCCTGGATCCGCTTGGAGAGTTCCTGCCATGCGTCCGCGGTCCCGGCCAGCAGCGCCTTCGAATCCGCCGCGGTCCCGGCCGAACCCTTCACGGCGTCCGCGATGTCCACCCCGGCAGCACGGGCGTCCTTCGCGGTTTCCTGGAACTGTGTTGACGCTTCGTTCGTCCACGGCGTGATCCAGTTATCCTCGACAGCTTTGCGGCCCCATGCGGAGATGATGCCGCCGAGGTCTATGTCTTCGATCCGGCCTCCGGCGTCCACGATCTGCCCGGCCAGGTCGATGGAGGCTTCCTTGAATTTGTTGGCCTCTTCGGCGCCGGCCTGCATCTGGGAAATGGCGATGCCGATCCCGGCGGCGGCGGCGAGCCCGGCCGCGGCGCCGGCCGGACCGAACCCGGCGAAGGCGTTCGCGGCGGTTTCCTGGAACATGCCCAGGATCGAATCCGCGGAACCGTCAAAACTGGCCGCGGTTTCCTTGGCCGTCGAGTTCGCTTCGTCGCCAAATTCCTTGACCCCGGATTCGGCCTCCTTGAAGCCCTCCTTCTGGGACTTGCCCACCTTGTCCCCGGATGCTTTCGCGTCCGCGGCAATGGACTTGAACGCCGTAGACGCCTTGCTGTCCAGGGTCTTCGCTTCGGTGCCGGTGTCCTTGAGCCCGGCGTCCACCTTGCCGAGGGCCTGGACGGCGTCCCGGGAGCCGTCCTTGAAGCCGTCCCCGAGCTTGTCCCCGGCCTTCTCCGCGCCCTTCGCGGAGGAGTTGGCGAGGTCGTCCAGGGAGTCGGCGACGTCGTCCAGCGCGTCGGCCATGGACCCGGTCCCCTTGAGGAACCCGGAGACGTCCGCGAGGAACGGGAGATTAAAACCGCCGGCCATCAGCCCTTGCCTTTCTCGAATGCTTCATGGGTT